TACTGCCGACGAACCGCATTCCACTGAGAAAAATTGAGTCCCATCTTTACCCCTTAAGCGGCAATGTATGCCTTAACGATTTGCTCGTCCTCTACCCTGACCGCACCGAACGTAGCATAGCAGTACACGCGCCACGCAAACGATACGCTGGGATCTTCTGCCACACGAACACTGATATCACGATTGATTTGCAGGCCCAAAGCCTTGCGGGTCATCGCGAAGAACTCAGTGTAAGTTGGCGCAGTCGGAGAGTCGGTCAGCAGCCGGGTTGATACCACCCAGGTATAGCCCATCCAGCTTTCGATATAGCCCCGGCTGGTAAGAGGGCGCAGCGCGTTGTAATCGCCGCTGGTTGCCTCGGTAAGCTGAAGCAGCTTGCGAGCGCCGGCGGGGCTGACTACGAACACCTTCTCGTCCTCCGGGTCCACGTCATCGGCCATGAAGCGCTCGGTAACCTCGGTCACCAGGTCAAACGACAGCGGGACAGGTGCGCCGCTCGTGCCGATTGCGCGGCTTGCAGAGTACCCAACAGAGTTGCCGTCACCGTCCATAGCCGGACCGCAGGCAGCAGCGATGATGGCGTCATCAAACGCGCGGCGCATAGCCTTACCCTGGGCAACAGCGATGTTGCTGTTGGGGTCTACCAGCATCTGTACAACATCTTCCTGTTCTGTCAGCTCGCCAACGTGCCAGGTAGAAGGCATCGATACCCGGCGTGACCAGGGCGCATCATCAACGGGCGTTGGTACTGCGCGACCGATGTTGCCCGGAGTGCTTTTACTGGTGGCTTCTACAGCGCCCAAGCGCTCCCAGTTATGGGCCTCAGACTGTACAGACCTCTCCATTACCCACGGGCGCAGACGAGCGATGCCCTGTTGTGCCAGGTGACGGACGGTGTTCTCGTAGGTCTGGATATATACTTTTTCAATTGTGTCGGCCATTGTCGGCTCCTTAAACAAACGTAGGTTCACGATGCTTAAGGCTACCCGACACCTGCCGGACCCATCTGTGAGCGCTACCCATACTGGACGCCCACAGGCATATCTGTGTTACCGCCGATACTATCGCTACCCGCCAGCGGTTGCAAGGCGCATCAGATCAATGCGCTTTTTGGCCAGCCGTTCGTACTCGCCTGGCGCCAGATCCGCCGGTCGCTTGCCGATAATGCGCCTGCCTATTTCTTCCAGTTGTGCAGCAGCCTCACCCGGCGTCATCACTGGCGCTGACTGGCTACCCTGAGACGCAACCTGACCACCCTCGCCTGCGCCCAACGACTGGCTCAGCCCGTACATCCAGCGTATGCCCTCAGCCGCGAGCGAACCGTTATCGAACGCTGCCATAACATCGGCCGGCGCCTTGGTTGCCTCCAGCGCCTTACGTGCAGCCGCCATGCGCGATTCATACGCCAGCCCCCACTCGCCACGCAGTTGCTGCATCTGCGCCTGGTGTTCGCCAAGCTGGTTTGCCTGACTGTTGGCCTCATCGCTTAGCATCGTCTGGTACAGCTTTGCCGCCTGGTCTGCGGTCAATCCTGCCTCGTGCGCGATAGCCTTCAGCCGGCCGATACGCTCGTCTGGTATCTGGTAGCCATCAATCTCCGGCAGCGTGTACTTGTCGGCAGAGTCTGGCTTGCCCAGCGCTTTCAGGATGGCGTCGAATGATTCCGGGTCGCTGGTGTCTGGCTTGCGCATCAGCCCCGGCGCCTTCTCCATTACGCGCTCATAGAACTTCTGCATCGCCTCAGCACCGGCATCAGGCCCGGGGATCCGCAGCGAGTTGCCCATATACTCCGCAGCGCCTTTGATGCCGGCGAATGCCTCGTCTGCCGTCTTGGCTTCCCTGATGTACGGTGCGTCTCTCAACTGCTGCGGCAATGACTCGCGCCAGTCTCCCGCTGCCTGTGCGCCTTCTGGTGCTGCCTGTGCTTGCTCGTCACTCATGCTTTCCCGCTGCCCTCAACATCGATTGTATGTACCTGACCACCGCCCGCCTGCCCAGGTTGTAATAGGTTGTCTCTGGCGTGTCAGCCAGGAGCTGGTCCTTATCAAACGTCTCCGCAAGCATCTCTAGCGCACGCTTGCCGTCAGGGTTGACGTGAAACGCTGAATAGAATGTTATCTCCCGCTGCACCGCGTCTTTGTCAGCCACCCACTGCCCTCATATTCGCCACGCCCTTCGCCTGTGCTTCTGCCGCCTGGCCTTCTGCCGCCTGCATCTCTGCCTCCATCATTCGCTGCTGCGCTTCTTCACGCTGCGCCCGCATCTCACGCACCTCGACATCAGAGCGCATTACGCTGGCAGGCACACCGAGCAGCGTCCCGAGTTCCCGCGCAATCTTCACGCTGTCGATAACGTCGAGCATTTCAGGCAGCACCTCTGCCATCCCCGCCAGGTTGCCGACCCACGACTGAATCGCAACGGCTCGGTCACTGCGCTGTGCCATTGCCAGCGGGCCGGTGTACTTCACGTCCCACTGGGCATTGCTGCGGCGCACGACCTCTGGCACCGGGCCAAGCTGTTTAGCCCGCAGCATCATGTTGAATGCGCGCTCTATCAGCGGGTTGAGGAAGTCAGACTCAAGCCTGCCAAGCGTTGGTGCCAGGAACTTCTGCATCTGCTCATAGCGCACCCTGACCTCAGTCGCGGTCATCGCTGGCGACTCTTTCAGTTCCAAATCCGTAACGTGAAAGTACGACTTGATAGCCTGCCGCAAATCAGCCGTCTTCATATCGGCCACATCAAACCGAATCGGCACGTTCAGCGGACCAATCTCGTTGATGTCGCGCATAACGGTCAGGCCGCGCGCCTTGTTATTCAGCTCGCCGATAACCGCGCCCTCGTTCATCTTCTGTGGAGGGTCGATAACCTTGTCGCATGAATCCAGCGTCATCTTGACCAGCCAGTTCAGCGTCAGCACATCAGGCAGCGCTACCATTGCCGGGCTGTTGCCCCACTGGCTTTCACTGGTCTTGCTCCATCTCGGCAAGAATGCTGGCATCTCGTAATAGCCACCCTCGTCGCCAATCAGCTCAGCGCCCTGCCTCAGCACGTACTTGTATCCGTATGGCCTGGCCTTTGGTGCCATCACCTCACGCGCAGCCGCGTTGTTGTTGCGCGGGTAGATAGCGAACACAACATCAAGCGCCGTATCGGGGTCGCGATCATAGGCATCTGTGATGGATGCCGGCACATTGTCTACGCCAAACTTGGCGATGATGGCGCTGGGCTTCCATCGCAACAGGCGGTAGAAGGCATACACGTTGCCCTTGTGGTCGGGGTCAAAGTACACCTCTTTAACCGGCACCGAGGAGAAGGTGAAGCCGCCCCACCCGTCATTGGCTTGCGTCTCCTCGTGGACGATTGCAGCGGTGCCGAACAGCACCATATCCAGGTAAGCCTCGCTGGCCTCAAGGTTGAAGTTGCTCTCTTGCAGGGCTGAGTACACGCTGGCAGAACACGACTCAAGCCAGGCTTGGGCGTCCTTGTCCTTGCGCAGCGTCTTGTCGCGGTACTCCAGCGCGAACCACTGTAGCGCTGGGCTGGTCAGGCTGCCGTGAATGTGGCTTGCCAGTGTCTTGGCGGCCATTACTGCCGTGCTGTCGAATACGTGCCGATGGCGCCACTCGATGCCGCCTTCCTGCGCAGACTTGTCGAAGAAGCGGCCACGGTACGGCGCAATGTATCGCGCGGTCGCATCCCACATTTCTTCGACAACAGAGCGATTGGCTTCCGCCTGCTCGTAGCGCTTGATGATTTCGCTATTGTCCACTGCCTACCACCTTCGGAGCCGCGCCCCGCTTGCGGATGA